ACAAAGTAGATTCTATAAATAGGATTGCACACACAGGATCAGTAAGAACTCAAAAGACAGGAATAACATCTGGTGTTGCACTACAAACAGAATTTGAATTATTAAATGCTAGACTATCTGAGAAAGCTGACAACTTACAAATAGCAGAAGAACAACTATTTAGATTATATGCTATATTCCAAAACACTACATTTGATGGAGAAATTAATTATCCAGACTCATTCAACATTAGAGATTATGCAAGTGATTTAGTGTACTTCCAACAAGCTAAAGCATTAAATATTGGCTCTCCAACATTTGCTAAAGAAGTTGATAAAGAAATTGCTAGAGCAGTTGTAGATGATGATGCTAAACTAAATGATATATTTGATGAGATAGATCAAGCATCAGAAGTAGGTCAATTTACACAAGACGAACCAGCACAAGAAGATCAAGAAGTAGAGCAAGAGCAAATATAAATGAATGGCAGATATAGTAAAAGACGCAACATTTTATAGAATCAAGCAAATAGAACTTGCTGAAGCAGAATATTACAAATCATTAATAAAAACCCTAGATAGAATAGAAAGAGAAGTAGTTGCTACTGCATCAAGATTACCTTTAACAGATGGTAAGTTAATTGAACTACAATCAGCTATAGCAATAAGACCACAGATAAAAGCTATCTTAGAAAAAGAATATCTTAAATGGTCTGATACAGTTGTTAGAGAGGGTTTTAATAAACAAGCTAAACGAATAGAAAAAGCATTTAAAAGAATTGGTAATATTCCTGTAGAGTTTCAAGAACTAACTAAAGGTGATCTAGCATTAGTACAAAATCTAAAGCAACAATATTTTACTCAGTTCAAAGATGTATCTAATACATTTACAAGACGACTATCAGAAAAGGTTTATCAGAATACATTAGTAGGTAGTGATTTTGCAGTATTAGAAAAAGAACTTAGACAAACAATAAATGGTATTTATGCTAGTTCAGATGATCCAGAAATACAACGATTAGTAAATTATATAAATGACAATAAGTTTGATAAATCAAAACAAGCAGAGGTTGATAAGTTTATACAAACATTACAATCTAAGTTTGCAAGAGATAGGGCTGGAGAAAATATGAAACGATATGCTGGTCAGATATTAAACGACTCATTAAGAGATTTTGATGCCACATTAAATTTTAATAAGTCTAAAGATGCTGGTTTAACTTTTGTTAAATACTATGGAGATGTAATACCTACCACTAGAGATCATTGCAGAAATATAATTAATGGAGTATATAACAAGAGGAAAAGTGGACTTTTCACAATTGATGAAGTCAATTCACTTTGGACAAGTAGAAGTTGGAAAGGCAAAAAGTCTGGAAATCCTCTAGTTGTTCGTGGTGGTTATAATTGTCGTCATCAATGGTCTTATGTCAATCCAGATTGGTATGACAGCAAAGGCGAACTAATAATATAATAGGAGAAAACAATGTCCGAAGAACAAAAAAATGTTGCACCAGAAGTGGCAACTGAAACACCAAAAGAAGAAGTAAAAGTTGAAGAAACAAAACAAAATACTTTTACCCAAGAACAATTAGACAACATAATTAAAACAAGACTTGAAGCAGAAAAAAGTAAGTATGAAAAAAAACTTCAAGAAGAAGAAAGCCAGAAAGCTGAACTTTTAAAAGAACAACAATTAAAAGAAGCTAAATCTAAAGCAGATATTGAAAAAATCATGCAAGAAAGATTATCTGAAAAAGACTTAGAGTTACAAAAGGTAAGAGATCAAATCAAAAAAGAAAAAGTTGATAATTCTATTTTATCTATTGCTAACAAAGAAAAATCTATCAACGCACAACAAGTTGTAGCTTTATTAAAAAACGAAGTTAAATATAATGATGATGGCAGAATAGAAATAGTTGATAATAATTCTAATGTACGATATAACACTAAAGGAGAACTTTTAACAATTGAAGATCGAGTGAAAGAGTTTTTAGATGCTAACCCACATTTCCGTCAAGGGTCATTGTCAGGTTCAGGAAGCCAGAGTAGTGTCGAGGGTAAAACTGTTAAACCATTTAATCTACAGGACTTAGACTTAACAAAACCAGATGATTATAAAGCCTATGCAGAATATAGGAAAAAAAGAGATTCAGGTGCTGTTGAGATTAATTTAACTAAAAAATAATAAAGGACAAATAAAATGGCAAACGAAAGCACAAGTTCTACGCTATCAGAACTATATACAGAGATAGTGGCAGAAGCACAATTTGTTATTAACGAGAAATCTATAATGAAAAATCTTGTTAAAAATTATGCTATATCAGGTGGTGGAAAATCAGTAGAAGTTCCAATTTATGCACAAGTAAGTGCTGGGGCAGTATCAGAAGCATCTGATTTATCAAACACAGCTATCAACCCAAGTTCAGTAACTATTACTGCATCAGAAGTTGGTATTATGACAACTCTAACAGACTTAGCAAGAAATTCAGCACCAAGAAATGTAGCTGGAGACATTGGTAAATTGTTTGGAGAAGCAATTGCTAAAAAAATGGATCAAGATTTACTTGCTCTATTTGATGGTTTCTCAACTGCTGTTGGAACAGACAGTTCAGCTTTAACACCAGCAACAATCTTTAATGCGGCTTCAACTTTAAGAGCATTAGGATTGCCTGTTGATGAAACTTATTGTGTATTGCACCCAAAAGTAGCTTTTGATCTTAAATCAGGATTAACTAATACTTTTGCTGGTCTATCAACTGACCTATCAAACGAAGCATTAAGAAGTGGCTTTATTGGTCAAATTGCTGGTATCAAAATATTTGAAACTGGTAACATGGCAAATACTGGTACTACTGGAGATTTCAAAGGTGGAATGTTCCATAAAGATGCTTTAGGTCTTGCAATGATGCAAGATATTAAAATTGAAACTCAGCGTGATGCTTCTTTAAGAGCAGATGAAATCGTAGCAACAGCAGTTTATGGTGTTGGCGAATTACATGACTCTTATGGTGTAGAAGTACTTGCAGATTCTTCAATACTATAATAATACTTTTAAAGTGGGGGGTTTAACTCCCCACTTTATGAAAAAGGAATAATATTATGAAACTAACTAATGGAAAAAAAATCATAGAAAGAAAAGAAGAAGATTATCAAAAAAATATTAATATATGGAATTTAAGAGGTTGGAAGCCTGTCAATGATAATGTTAAAAAAGTAGAAGAAACTTTTGAAAATGAAACAAAAGTAGTACCTATTAAATCAAAAAAAAAAAAGACGAAAAAGAAATGAATAACATAAAAAAATATATAAAACTAGCAAAGCGAAATCCTAGAATTAGTTTAAGTGTTGCTGTTATAGTTATAATTATATTATCTTGGGTGTTTTAATATGGCTAATTATACAGGGGCTAATGTTATTACCACATCAGATGTTTTAAAATATCAACCAGATGCATTTGATTTTGGTATTTCTACAACAGCTACAGAAACAACAAACTTTTTAGCACAAACTACTAATGATATTTTAAGAGCATTAAGAGTAGAATGGTGGCCTGTATATAAAACAAATATCTTCACAGATATTACAGTTCTTAATACTGCTGAAATGGATAATACAAGAGTTAATTTAGATCAGTTTGAAAGGGCTGGTGTTTATTTATTTCTTGGAAGATTTTATTTACCAGCATTAACTAAATTTAGACCAGAAACAGAAAAGGATAGATTTGAAAGAATGGCAGAATATTATATGAGCCAATACAATATCGAATGGAGAATGATATTAGAAGATGGTGTTGAATATGATGTAGATGATTCTGGAACAATTGTAGCAAACGAGAGAGAACCTTTACATGGATTTAGAAGATTGACTAGATAATGGCTTTAGATTTAAAGATTAAAACTAATGCAAAATTTGTTGAAAAAAGATTTAAAAGAATAGAAAAAAAGTTTAAAAGCACAATCCAAAAAGGAATATTACAAGCTGGTTTTCAATTATTAGATATTATAAGAACTAAAACACAAAAAGGTATAGATTTTAGAGATGTACCTTTTGTTCCATATTCATCAGGTTATTTAAAAAAATTACAAAGAGAGGGTAAATCAACAAAAGTAGATTTATTTTATAGTGGTAGAATGTTGGGTGCATTAACTCCATCTAGTAGAACTATAAAAAAAACAGGCACAAATAAAGTTAGTGTTAATTTTAGTAATTCACAAATGAGACAAAGAGCATTTTTTAATCAAGTATTAGGAAAAAATAAGAGGGAATTTTTTGGATTTAATGATAGAACAGCTAATATAATAAGAAAACAATTTAACAGATTTGTAGCAAAAGAATTTAGGAAAGCAAGAATATGAGTGTAAGGGAAAACATAGCAAGTAATTTATTATCAACCATATCAGGTATAAGTAGCCCAATCACAATAAGAAAAGCTACAAGGCAACCATTTCTGTTAGACGAATTATCAGAACAACAATATCCAGCAGTAATAGTTCAAACATCAGAAGAAAATAGAGATGATTCTGAATTAGGTAGTGGTGCTAAAACAAGACATGGAACTATAGATTTTGTTATATTAGGTTTTGTTAAGGGTGCAGAGTCTAACATAGATACTAAAAGAAATGAATTAATTACAGCTATTGAAACTTCATTAGAAACTGATATTACTCGAAGTGGTAATGCTTTAGATACAGAGGTTATTCAAGTTGAAACTGACGAGGGTTCTTTATTTCCTGTTGGTGGAATAAGAATGACTATTAGATGTATGTATGAGTATCAAGCTGGAACACCATAGGAGATAAAATGACAACAAAAATTATAAATAAAATAGAAAAAAAAATAGATCAAATAGAAAAATTACACGATAAAGAGTCTATGTTATGTGAAGAAGTAAAAGACTTATTAGCAGAATTAAAAGAAAACCAAGAAGAAGATAATCAAGAATGGGAAGAAGATTTAGATGATGAAGATTTTGAGGAAGATGAAGAAGATATTGACGAAGAGGAAGAAAACTAATAAAAGTAATTATGGCTAAAGATATTAAATTATACAAAGATAATTCTGAGATAATTATTAATGAATCTAATCTTGAACATTTTTTAAGTTTAGGATATAAGCAAGAAAAAGAAAACAAACAAACTAAACCAAATAAGGATAAGAAATGGCAACACATCACGGAAAAGAAGGAGTTGTAAAAGCTGGTGGAACTGCTGTTGGGGAACTAACATCATTCACACTTGAAACAACAGGAGACGTAGTAGAGGACACAGCTTTATCAGATGCAACTAAATCATTTGTTGCTGGTAGAACTTCATTCTCTGGAACATTAGAAATGCACTTTGACGAAACTGATAGCCCACAAACAACTTTAATTGCTGGTGCTTCAATTGCTTTTATTCTGTTACCTGAGGGTGCAACCTCTGGAGATAGAAGTTTCACAGGAACAGGAATTGTTACAGGAATGTCAGTTAATAACTCAATGGATGCAATTATTTCTAGAACTGTTACTTTTCAAGGTACAGGGGCATTAACTATAGGAACTGTATAATCCTAATTTATGTCAGTTATCGATAGAGTAAAGTCTCATTTTGAAACTCTTAAAACTATAACTATTGAAGTTAAAGAGTGGAAAGACGAGCATGGTAATTCTAGTATATTTTTCTCAGAGCCATTAACCCTTGAAGAAAAAAACATTATCTTTAAGAAGTCTAGTAATTTTCAAGACTTAACTGTTCTTGTTGATTTGCTTATAATGAAGTTATTAGTTAAGAATGATAAAGGCGAAATGATTAAAGCCTTTAGCCCAGAAGATAAATTTGCATTAAAAAAAAAAGCAGATTCGAATGTAATATCAAGTATTGCTAATCAAATCCTTTTAGACACAAGTTACGAGGAAGCCGAAAAAAAGTAGATAGCGACCCTGATATTAGGTCGCTTTTAGTTGTTGCAGATAGACTACATATTCCAATTCAACAAGTTCTTGATATGCCTGTTAGCCATTATAATTTATGGTTAGCTTACTTGAAAAAAGAACAAGATGGGTATAAAACAAAACAAGCATTAGCAGAAGCAAGGAATTTTAAATAATGACAAGTCAAAAGTTAAACATAGATATTGTAGCAAAGGATAAGTCGAAACAGGCTTTAAACAATGTTCAAAAAGGTTTAGCAAAAGTAAAAGGTGCAGTATTCAATCTTAGAAATGCTTTTCTAGGTTTAGGTGCTGGGTTAGTAGCAAGAAGTTTAATTAACACAGGAAAAGATATTGAAAATTTAAGAGTAAGATTAAAATTTCTACTTAAAGATACAAATGAGGGTGCAAAAGCTTTTGACAATATGTCAGAATTTGCATCTAAAGTTCCATTTTCATTAGAAGAAATATCAAGAGGGTCAGGTATTTTAGCAACTGTTACAGACAATGCTGACGATCTACAAAAAATGTTAGAGATAACAGGGAATGTAGCATCTGTAACAGGATTAGATTTTAGAACAACAGCAGAACAAATACAAAGATCATTTAGTGCTGGTATTGGTTCAGCAGATTTATTTAGAGAAAAAGGTGTAAGAAATATGTTAGGCTTTAAAGCTGGTGCAACAGTTTCTATTGAAGATACAATTCAAGCATTTGAAAAAGTATTTGGTAAAGGTGGAAGATTTGGACAAGCAACAGATGAATTAGCAGAAACTTTTACAGGAACTCTATCAATGATAGGAGATAAAATATTTAGCTTTAAGAAAACTATTTTAGAGGCTGGTTTATTTGAAAGTCTTAAAAAAGAATTTGGTTCATTAGATAAATTTTTAGAAGAAAACTCAAAACAAATAGATCGTATTGCAGAAGATATTGGTATTGCTTTAGGCTTTGCAGTAAAAAAAGTTGCTGATTTTGTAATTATTTTAAAAGACAATATGGATAAATTTGCAGTAGTCATAAAAACTTTAATTGCTATTAAAGTTGTTTCTTTGTTTATTGCTTTAGGAAAAGCAATTAGATTTTCAGCAAAACAAATGTCAAAATTTTCTGTTGCAACTTTAATGAGTGTAAAAGGAATAAAGAGTTTTGCTTTATTAGTTGCTAAAGGTGGTGCTTTATTTGTAGCATTTAAAGGTATTGATAAATTATTTGAAGAAACAGCAGAAAGTTTTGAAGATTTTTCTAATAAAGTAAAAAACAGTTTACCAGACATAAGAGATATACACAAAACAATGATAAGAACAAAAGAATCAGTAGTAGATATTGCTAAAGCAGAAGAAGCTATTGCAAAAGCAAAAGAAAAACAATTAAAAATACAAAACCTTTTATTAGAAGAAGCAAATAAAAAAAGATTAAAATTCCATGAATTAGAAACAGAGGGAGTTAAAAAATTTAAAGAAAAAAATGATGTTGCTGGACAAGTATTACAAAAATTAAAAGAACACAATGCAGAATTTTCTCTATCATCTGAAATTGTAAGCACTATAACATCTTTTACAAATAAAATGTCAAGATCATTAGCAGAGGCAGTTGTATTAGGTAAATCTTTAAATATGTCATTTCAACAATTAGCACAAGGTTTGTTAGTAGATATTCTTGCTAAAATGATTGAAAGAATAATGTTACTTACAATAGAAAAATTTATTATAGAAAAAATATTTAAACAAGATAGTAAAAAACTAGATATAGAAAAAAACATCACAAAAGAAAAAAAAAAACAAGTTGTACTTCAAGCAATGCTAATGGCTATGGGTGGGGGAAGTTCAGGAAGCGGTGGTTTTTTAGGTGGTTTAATTGGCAGAGCATCAGGAGGAGCAGTATCAAAAGGTAAGCCAATTATGGTAGGAGAAAACGGCCCAGAAATGTTTATTCCAAATCAAACAGGGCAAATTACACAAAATGCTAGGGGTTCAGGTGGTGGTGCAACTACAGTTAATTTTAATATTAATACAGTAGATGCCTCTGGTTTTGATGAACTATTACAAAGATCAAGAGGAACTATTACACAATTAATTAATAGTGCAGTTAATGAGAGAGGTGCTAAAAGTATAATATAATGTCAGGTGCTTTTCCAATATCTTCTGCTAAGTTTGAAACTCTAGGAATTAAATCTATACAAAATACTATTATATCAAAAACTGTATCTGGTAAAAAACTTGCTAGACAAATAGATAATCAAAGATTTGCATTTACAGTTAGAATAGTTACTGCAACTAGATCAGATGTTTATGGAGAGTTAATGGCATTTATAATTAAACAAAGATCAGGAAAAGAAAATTTTACAATTATCCCACCAGAAATAGAAGATGCTAAAGGAAACGAAACAGGAACAATTTTAGTTAATGGAGTTCACGCAGTTGGAGATACTACTATTGCAGTAGATGGACACCAAAATAATAATCCAAACGCATTTAAGTCAGGAGATTTTGTAAAATTTGCTAGTCACGATAAAGTATATATGATTGTAGCAAATGTTGATCCTAGTGGTAATGCTTCAACATTAACTATTGAGCCACCTTTACTTACTGCTCTTGCAGATAATTCAGCAGTTACTTATGACAATGTACCTTTCACAGTACATTTAACAAATGATATTCAAGAGTTTGGAGTTGTTTCAGTTGCTAAAGATGGTGCATTATTATATCAATTTGAATTTGATGTAGAAGAATCTTTATAGTGAAAAAATATAAAATAACTCATAAAATAAATGCCGATTTTATTGCAGAAATTATTGTAAATGAAGATCAAATAGACACTAATATTAATGATCTTAAAGAATACAAGAAACCTAATAGCAAATTTGAATATACTATGTTAAAAGGTACAGAAAGTGTAACTCAAACAACTTACGAAGAACATGACCAGAAGTTTAACAACAGCGATAAAAAATCAACTAGCGACTAATGATATTAGACCAATACACCTTGTTACTATTGGTTTTAGCACTCCTGTTAATTTCACAGATTGTTCTTTTCCTTTAACTTCTTCTGTATCTGGTTCATCAGTTACTTATTCAGCATCAGATCATTTATTAGGTATATCTGATTTTAATGAACAAACAGATGTTAGTAAATCAAGCATAACTCTTACTTTATCTGGTGCAGATCAAACATTTATATCAACAGTTCTAAATGAAAATGTAATTAATGATGTAGTTACTATTTTTAGAGGATTATTAGCTGATGATAATACTATAATTGCAAATCCTTTTTTACTTTATAAAGGAAACATTGAAAATTTTGAAATATCAGAACAAAAAACAACAAGCACATTATCATTATCTATTGTATCTCATTGGGCAGATTTTAATAAAAAAAATGGTCGTAAAACAAACAATACATCACAGCAAAGATTTTTTAGCACAGATGTAGGAATGGATTTTAGTTCTGAAACAGTACAAGATATTAAATGGGGTAGAAAATAATGAGAGATATTATTTCATTATATAGAAATTATAAAAAATACGATCATTTACAAGATTACGATTTAGAATATTATTTAACTCCTAGTATTGAACTTAATCAATATAAAAAACATTATTATAATAATAAATTAGTGGGTTTTACTAATTGGGCATATTTATCAGATAACGCATCTAATAATTTTCAAAAAACAGGAATTATAAACAATGATGAATGGAACTCAGGTAATAATATTTGGCATATAGAAACTATTTGTATTTCTAATTTAAAAGATATTATGTCATGGACAAAAAATTATTTTGCAAAGAAATTTGGTTCAAGTAAAATGATTAATTGGTTAAGAACAGACAATAGTAAAATATATAGAAATACACAAATAATTATAAAGGATTATTGGGCATGGGGTCAATAGTAAGATCAGTTGTTAGCATAGGTGCTAGAGTATTATCTGGTGGAAATCCGTGGGTTTCTTTAGGTGTTACTCTTTTTATGTCATGGGCATTAAGACCAAAAACACCAGAACAACCAGATTTTGGTACTAATACATTTGATGATTTTGAAAAAGGTATATTACTTAACAAACAATCAAATGACTCTAATATTCCTGTTATTTATGGAGAAAGATTAACAGGGGGAACTAGAGTTTTTATGGAAACTTCTGGAAATGACAACACTTATTTATATATGGCTATTGTAATGTCAGAGGGAGAAATAAACGATATAGAAGAAATAAGAGTAGATGATAAAGTTGTAACTTGGGCAAGTGCTTTATCTGATGGAACTGAAGTTGATGTAAATAGTTCTGATAGCAATTTTTTTAAAAGTTCAACTAGTTTAATTAGGGTACAACCACATTTTGGAACTGATGGTCAATCAGCATCATCTTTATTATCAACATTATCTAGTTGGGGAAGTAACCATAAACTTAGTGGGCTTTGTTACTTAGCTTTAAGATTTAAATGGAACTCTGACGCATTTACAGGAATTCCAAAAGTACAAGCTAAAATACAAGGTAAAAAAGTTAAAACATATAATTCAAGTTTAGTAGAGCAAACTGCATCTTATCAGACAAACCCATCTTGGTGTTTATTAGATTATTTAACTAATGCAAGATATGGAAAAGGTATAGCAATAAGTGAAATAGATTTACAATCTTTTTATGATGCTTCTGTTGTTTGTGCAACTCAAGTAACACCATATTCTGGTGCAAGTGATATAAATATATTTGATTGTAATTCTGCCATAGATACATCAAAAAATATTATTGATAATGTAAGAGAAATGTTAAAAGGTTGTAGAGGGTATCTTCCTTACAATGCTGGTAAATATAATCTAGTAATAGAAACAACAGGAACTGCATCTATTACATTAACAGAAGATGATATTATAGATGGTTATTCTTTATCAACACCCACAAAAAATGATAGATATAATAGAGTTATAGTTGGTTTTGTAAATCCAGATCGTAATTTCCAAGTTGACGAAGTTCAGTTTCCACCAATAGATGATAGTGCTTTACCAAGTGCAGATCAACACGCAACTATGAAAGCTAGTGATGGTGGATTTTTACTTGAGGGAAGATTTAATTTTACCACGATCACAAGTCCATATCAAGCTGAAGAACTTGCTGAAGTAATTTTAAGAAGAAGTAGAGATGCTTTATCTTTAGGTATTAAGGTTAATTTTAATGCTTATGATTTAGCAATAGGAGATATTGTAAATATCACACATAGTTCTTTAGGCTTTTCTGCAAAACCATTTAGAGTTTTAGGAATTACTTTTAATGAAGATTTTACAATAGGTTTAACTTTAGTAGAACATCAAGACGCACATTATACATGGGCAACTAAAACACAAGCTACAGCAACACCTAGTACAAATCTTCCTAATCCATTTAATGTGCAACCACCAGCAAGTGTAACTTTATCAGATCAATTAGTTCAATATAATGACGGAACAGTTATTGTGGCCTTAGATGTAAGTATTGGTGCTTCTCCTGATAGCTTTGTAAGTTTTTATCAAGTAGAATATAAATTAAGCACAGATACTAATTTTATTATTTATGCACAAGGTTCTGGATTAAATCATAGAGTATTAAATGTTATTGACCAACAAACTTATGATGTAAGGGTAAAAGCAGTATCAAGTTTAGGTGTATCGTCATCTTATGTATCTGCACAAAGAACTATTGTAGGTGCTCTTGCACCACCCTCTGATTGTGAAGATTTTTCGTGTAATATTGTAGGAACATCTGCCCATTTGTCTTGGAAAGCTATAACAGACTTAGATTTGGCATTTTATCAAATTAGATATGCAAAAGAAACTGATGGAACAGCAGACTGGCAAAACTCAGTTAATTTGGTAAACAAAGTGTCAAGACCAGCAACTTCAATATCTGTACCAGCTAGAGCTGGAACTTATCTAATCAAGGCTGTAGATAAATTAGGAAATTTTAGTTCTAATGCCACATCTATTATTTCTAATGTAACAGATGTTATAAATCATAATGCAGTAGCAACACAATCAGAACATCCTGACTTTAATGGTACATTTTCAGATACAATATTAAGTGATGGTGCAATTGAATTAGATTCATCTGAACTGTTTGATGCTGCATCTGGAAATTTTGATGATGAAACAACTAGAGTATTTGATTCTGGTGTCTCTAATGCTGACTATAATTCAAGTGGTAATTATCAATTTGCAGATATTATAGATGTTGG